TGCTTACTGCTTTAGTTGTGGTACCAGTACCGGAGACACAACAGAAAAGGAAATTGTGTACGTGTACAAACGTTACCGTGGTATATCGACTACAGTAGCTGAACATTACGGGGCTAAATGTGGTGTGCTTGACGGGGTTGTCTACAGTAGGCAGTACCCGTACCCACACGCTACCAAGACAAGGATACACCCTAAAGATTTCTCCAAGAACAAGGGGTTTACAAACGACTACCTCTTTGGTATGGATAGGTTCAACGAGGGTAGCGATCCTTTGATCGTCGTAACGGAGGGTGAAGAGGACGCAATGGCAGCGTACCAGATGCTAGGTATGTCTCACCCTTGCGTAGCAATACCGGGGGCTGGTGTTAGTAAAGCCTTGGTAGTTAACTGTCACTCATACCTTGACAGCTTCAAGGAAGTGGTGGTGTGTGTTGATGGTGATGATGCTGGATCAACCTTACAGAGTAAGTTGATTGACTTGTTCCCCGGCAAGGTCAGTGTGGTAAACCTTACCAAGCACAAGGACGCCAACGACTTCCTTATGAATGGAGACACCGAGGAGTTTAACGCTACCTTTGCGCTTAGGAAACGTGTTGTTCCTGATGGTGTGTTCAGTAGTGCTGAAGATTTCAGTAAAATTTTGGACGACAGTGAGATAAATACCTACACTGAAACACCCTTGTCCCACCTTAATGGTATGATTAAGGGTCTGATGCAGGGACACCTGACTGTTATTACAGGACCAGAAGGACAGGGTAAGACAGAGTTGTTGAGGTTGTTCGAGTACCACATCCTATCCGAGACAGACTTAACTATCGGTGTTCTACACATGGAAGAGAGCAAGAAGATGTGCCTTAGGTCACTTGCCTGTTACGCTTTAGGTGAGGATGTACGTGATCCCGACAGCACGGCTGACCCCGACCGTATCAAAGAGGCTATCCTTAGCCTAACTGAGGATGACAACCTGTTCTTGGTAGAGTTTGGCATTGATGAAGACCCTCTTAAAATTGTGGACCGTTGCCGTACTATGGCTAAGGTGTTCGGTTGTAAGTACATCTTCATTGACCCTATCCAACAGTTAAGTTACGGTAAGGACAGTGACAAAACAGAAGAACAAGTGTTGTCCCAGATAGCTGTACAGTTGGAGAGGTTAGCCACTGAGATTGATGTGGGTATTGTTATCACTGCACACGTCAACGACGATGGTAACACACGTAGCTCACGTATGATAGGTAAGTCTGCCTCTGTACGTATTGATCTGCACCGTGACCACCTCAACGAGGACGCTGAGATACGTAATACTACTACGTTGACAGTGGCAAAGAACAGGCCGATGGGTAAGACAGGGTACGGTGGGCAACTACAGTTCAACCCTTACACCTTCACACTAGAGGAGAAGTAAACTATGTTACTAGCTGACATTGAAACTGATGGGCTTAACCCTAGTAAGATACACTGCGCTGTTGTGTATGACGACAATGCAAACGAGTGGTACAAGTTTAAGAATCAGGAGTTGTTCTTTATCTTTTGTAGGAAGAACCCGTCTGCTAGGTGGGTGTTCCATAACGGACTTGGGTTTGACGTACCAGTAATCAACAGGCTGGCTGGTGCCGAGCTTATCCAACCCCGCAGGGTGACGGATACCTTTGTAGTATCCCAGCTTCTGAGGTACATGATACCGGGTGGTCACAGTCTACGTGCTTGGGGTGATAGGCTGCGCTGTAGTAAGGACGAGTACGATGGTGGGTGGGAGAAGTACTCTGACGAGATGCTTGACTACTGCGTACAAGATGTAGTGGTGTTGCAAAAAGTCTTCAGCTACCAGAAAAATTTTATAAACGACCCTAAGAATAAGAAGTGTCTGCGTACTGAGCACGACACGGCTTGGTTGTGTGCTAAGATGCAAGAGAATGGGTTTGGTTTTGACATGGTGGAAGCTGCTGACATGCACCGCTTGTTAGTAAAAGAGAGGGATGCTTTGCTGTTAAGGCTAAACACTAGCTACCCCTCTTCTCTTAAGAAAGTCAAGGAGTTAAACTACAGACTTAAAGAAGATGGTGAACCTGTTAAAGCTGTACAGATTAACATGGTTAAGTACCCTGAGTACACAATTAACTCAACAGAAGAGACGATAACCTTCTACGAAAACACACCTATCAACTGGAACAGCCACCTACAACGTATCGAATTGTTGTGGGAAGCTGGTTGGAAACCTATCAACAAGACTGATGGCTTCATTAAAAAGCTAAGGGCTAAGGAAGATGTGACTGAGGAAGAAGTTCGCAGAGGTTGGAAGACAAACGATGAGGAGAACCTGAACACCCTCCCTAAAGACAGTGATCTGCGCCACCTAGCTACGCTAACGATTGTTAACAGTCGTCTTAGTTCTTTGGTTGAGTGGACGACAGCATGTAAGGACGACGGTAGGATACACGGTAGCTTCCGACACATAGGTAGCTGGACACACCGTATGTCACACAGTAAACCTAACAGTGCTAACATACCGTCACCCTTCGACGCCACTCCCACTAATGATGTCGAGCGTATCAAGAAAATAACTGACGCTTCTATGAGGGGTATGTTCAAGGCACAAGGTAACAACTGTCTGGTAGGTACTGATGCTGATGGTATTCAGCTACGTATCTTTGCACACTACGCAAAGGACGAGAGGTTGATGGAAGCTATTGAGTCGGGAGACAAGGAGAAAGGTACTGACATACACAGCATGAACGTCAAGGCACTGGGCGGTGTCTGTAAGGACAGGGACACAGCTAAGACATTTATATACGCCTTCCTACTTGGTGCTGGCAACGAAAAGATAGCGCAGATACTTAGCTGTACAACAAGACAAGCGAAGGATGCTGTTGCTAAGTTCTACGAAAGCTATCCCGGTTTGAAGCACCTGAAAGATGTTACCATACCGGCAGATGCTAGGCGTGGTTACTTCTACGGTCTCGATGGTAGGAAGATACACTGTAACAGCGAGCACCACATGCTTGCAGGTTATCTTCAAAGCGGTGAAGCTATAGTAATGAAGACAGCTTTTGTCAAGTGGGCTTGGGATACTCACGAGGACGTTACTTTGTGTAACTTTGTACACGATGAGTGGCAGGTCGAGTGTCCTCCAACACACACAGACACGCTGATACAGATGCAACACCTTGCCTTTGCCGACACAGGCGCCGAGTTAGGGTTAACAGTCTCTATCACAGGGTCTTCTAAGGTTGGTAAGAGTTGGTTGGATACACACTAGAAAAAAGTTGTTGACACCCTCTTAATCGTAACGTATTCTATCTATAAGGTAGTAGTAAAAAGGAGTAAGAAAGTGGTATAACAGTTTCTTTACTACCCCTCTCTCCCCCCCTTAAAAAGGGGAGAGAGGGGAGGTAGACAGTAGTAGTAAAGAGTAAGACAGTAGTAAAACAAAATGGTAATCCTTGAAAGGAAAACACATGGCTGCGAAGACACTTGTAATCAAAGGCATCGCTCACTGGGCAAAGCTATGGCCTGAGAACCGTTCACGTAATTCGTGGAACGAAGATACTGACGGTGCTTACACTATCGACCTTGTCCTTGACGAGGAAAATGCTTCCTTGTTCGAGAGCACAGGGGCTGCCAAGAAAGTCAAGTACAACGACAAGTACGACGGTCAACCCCACCTCTCTTTCTCCCGTCCTCATGGTGGACCTAAGCCTGACTTTGCCAAAGGTCCAGTCATTGTCAAGGGACCGGATGGTAAAGACGCTTCGATGGAAGATGGTCTGATCTGGAATGGTTCAGAGGTTGGTGTCCAAGTTGCCATTTACAATACCAAGCGTGGTATCAAAGGCACTGACTTCCAAGCTGTTCAAGTGTACAAGTATGCTGGTAAGCCGGAAGGTATGGACGGCCTTGAAGTGCCTGATGATCTTATCGCTACTCGTAAAGAGTTGAACGGCAGTCTTGAGGATCGTCTGAAAGATGTAAAGGTTGAAGTAGAGCCAGAGCCAGTATTCTAAGCGTGACTCTATCGGTAGGCTGGGTACCCTCTGGCCTACCGACAACCTGAAGAGAAGGACACACTCATGTACTTAATAGACGGTGATGTAATAGCTTACTCTTGTGCCGCAGGGGCTGAGGGAGGGGATGCGTCAGAAGTAGACGAGCTTATTTTCTCTAAGTTAGAGAGCTTTGATGACCAAGGAGAGGTTGAGGTTTTCCTAACGGGTAAAGGAAACTTTAGGCTGTCTCTGTACGAGAAGTACAAGGCTAACAGAAAGGGAAAGCCTAAGCCTGAACACCTTGGTTACGCCAGAGAATTTCTCATAAAAAATTATGAGGCTGTTGTATCTGAAGGTTGTGAAGCTGACGATCTGATAGCTATCAGGGCTACTACGGTACCGGACTGTACTATCGTGTCTACGGACAAGGACTTCAGGCAGGTACCCGGTAGGTACCATAATCTTTACCACAACACTACTGAGGTTATCAGCCAAGAGGAAGCTGACAAGTTCTTCTATACCCAAATTCTAACAGGAGATACAGCAGACAACGTTCCCGGTCTATGGAGGTGTGGTCCTGTCAAAGCTAAAAAGATATTGGCTAACGCTGTAACACCTGAAGAGTTGTGGTCTGCTGTTGTGTCTGCTTACGAGGACAAGGACGACACTAAAGACAACGCTATTCTTATGGGTCGGCTATTGTGGCTACAGCGCAAAGATGGTGAAGTATGGAAGCCCCCAGAGTAAAAAAGGAAGGAATAAGAAATGACCAAGAAACCAATTCCAATCGAAACCCTTAGGGCTTTGTTGATCTGCGACCCGGCACAAGGGAAACTGTTTTGGAAGCACCGCCCTCTCGAATATTTTGCCGAGACGAATAACCCGGAACGTGCTTGCGCCGCTTGGAACGCTCGTTACGCAGGCAAGGAGGCTTTCACGGCGGACAAAGGCAACGGCTATCTGCGAGGCGCTATCTTCAGCCGCCCTTACCTCGCCCACCGGGTAATCTGGGCGATGGCGACAGGTGCTTGGCCGCCGGATCAGATCGATCACATCAACGGCGACCGGGCAGACAACCGCATTGAAAATCTTCGCGCCGTTACCAGCGCCGAGAACCAGCAAAACGCTGCCATGAGGCACGACAACACTTCGGGCGTCGTGGGGGTGAGCTGGCATAAGGCACACGGGAAGTGGCAGGTGCAGATCAGAGCAAGTGGGAAAAATATCCACCTCGGCTACTTCAACAACAAAGACGAGGCCGTCGCAACCCGTGCCACTGCCGATATTGAGTACGGATTCCACGAAAATCACGGGAGAATGAACTAATGGTCAGAAAGGCAGGATACAGATCAGGGTTTGAACAAGACACTGCCAAGTACCTGAAGGCTCACGGTGTCAAGTTCGAGTATGAAAAGATGAAGATCAAGTGGAAGCCTGACGTTAAGGTGTACACCCCTGACTTTGTGTTGGACAACGGCATCATCATAGAGACGAAGGGTAGGTTCGTAGCTTCTGACAGGACTAAACACTTACGTATCAAACAACAGTGGCCTGACCTAGACATACGCTTTGTGTTTATGAACAGCAACATACGTCTTAGTAAGACAAGTAAGACTACCTACGCCAAGTGGTGTGAAAAACATGGCTTCCTCTACGCTGATAAAAGGATACCGAAGAAATGGATGGGCAAATGAAAACAGAACCACCTATCTCAGACCCCGTAAACAACCCGCCTCACTACGGGACCGGTAACATTGAGTGCATTGAGTACCTCAGAGATAACCTACCCCCTGTCATGTACATGGGCTACCTTGAAGGCTGCCATAAAAAGTATATGCACAGGTACAGGTACAAGGGTAAGCCTGTCGAAGACTTACAGAAAGCACAGTGGTACTTAACTCAGTTAATCTCAGAGTACAAATTAGCGAGAATGGTATAATGCCTACAGCAGTAGTACTGACATGCGGACACGCATCGCCTGATACACCTAACGATAGGTTCACTTGGCTTGGTAGGTTCTTGTACGACTTGAGACCAGACTATGTGGTAGACCTAGGCGACGGTGCAGACATGAAGTCACTCAACAGCTTCGACACTAAGAAGCCAGAGAGTATCGTAACACAGTCATACGAGAAGGATGTCGATTGTTACAACGACTCACAAGAAAGACTGAGACACTTGTTCAAGAAGAACAAGAGAAAGAAACCTGCTTGGTACGGGTTCGAGGGCAACCATGAGTACCGTATCAAGAAAGCTATTGAGGTAGACCCTCGCCTAGAAGGAGAGAAGTATGGAGTCTCATTTTCCCACCTTCAAACAAACTACTGGTTTGACGAATACCATGAGTACAGAAACTCAGCACCTTCTACATACGACTACGATGGTGTCTCGTATGCACACTACTTTAGCAGTGGTAACTTTGGCACAGCTACTTCTGGTTTGCATCACGCCTATACTCTACTACAGAATAGAAACTGTAGCACTACCTGCGGTCATAGTCATAAGCGTTCTGTTTACTTTAAGGACGGTGCTCATCCTCAAGGCATCATCGGCCTTGTTGCGGGATGTTACAAAGGAGGCGAAGAAAGCTGGGCGGGACAGGCTAACGAAAGTTGGTGGAAGGGTGTCGTAGTCAAGAGGGATATACACAAGGGTTTGTACGAGCCGCAGTTTGTCAGTCTTGAGTCCATCCAAAAGGAGTATGGCGATGCTAACTGACGAGCAGGTACAGCTTGTGTTGGATAGCTTTGGGTTTCAACATCTGTTGTCCGCCCAAGATGTAGAGCCTATCTACGCCCTGAAGTTTCTGATAGACCACGGTGTCCTATCAGCCAGTGAAATCCTAGAAGAATTTTTCTACTACGACAAGGAGTACGACGAATGAAAGGTAGCTACGAGTACCAGTACGATTTCGAGTGGTTGTTAGACCCAAGGAATGTCAGCGTACAGCAAAACGTACAAGAGTTTATCGAGGTGGTAAAACAATCGCCTGACCCGATACTCTACATGAAACTTATCCAAGAAGAGTTTGACGAGTTTTGGGATAGTGAC